CGAACAAATAGCCTTCTGACCGGTGGCCGAAAGAAGAAGGTTTACGTTCGCGGCTTCGTCCTCAATCATAAACGGCACTATTTCGGGTTCGATAATAAGGCTACCGCAAGCGTCTACAAAAGCCTTATCCTTGGCGTTCATTTGTGCTAAAAACGCCTGTATTACGCTTAATCGACGCTGTAAATAATCGTCGAACACCTCGCATTTGTCCTGTACTTTTAGGTGCGCGTCCATAAATAGCAACTTCAAGGCTACACCCGAAACGGCCCCGATACCCTTTACCGAATCGAAAGCAATATCCGGCGTTTGCGTAATGGTGTAAATCATACGCAAAAGGGTTTCTATCTCTAATTTGACGCTTTCGGGGGCTTGCGCCCAGCTTAGATATTGTGCGGTCGCGCCTTCTTCGCCCTCGATAACGGCCCCGCTTTCGCCCTTCTTGGCCCAACCCAAAATAGTACCCGTAGTAAAGATTTTCGGGCTTGCGTGGTAGTCGTTGGTATCGGCGAAGTTAGAAAGCAACTTTTCCAAGCGGTCTATAAGGTTCTGCACGTCTTCCCATTCTACGGCGGGCTGGCGGCCATAGATAACCGGGATTTTGCCTATTTGGTTCTTCTTGGGGTAGCCGTCCAATAACTGCCATTGGTTGCTGGTAAGCGTCCATTTCCGTATTTCGGTATCGGTATAGGTTTCGAAATAGGTATGTTTTACCCCCGCGCTATCCTTTACGACGTATTCGCGGGAAAAAGCTACCATATCGCCCGTTTCATCGAAGTAGGGGTAAAGCCTATCGCCGAACAACGGGCTAAAAATGGCTACCCGAAGTTTGTGCGTTGAATCGAAGCCGTAGTTTTTCGTCGGTTTCTCCACCGGGTACCAAAGTTCGGCCGATTCCTTACTGCTATACATACCCCGCGCTACCTTTCGGTTAAGGGTGCGGCTTTTGTTATCGAACAAAACACGCTTTACAGCCTTCAAAACGTCGGCTTCCTTGGTGCCTTCTTCCGGTTCCGCATTAAGAATTACGGGGTTTCCAAACGTGAAGGCTACGGCCCGCTTTACTATAAGTTTCTGAATCGCCAAGGCTACGCGGGCTACCGGCTCGATACGGAAGTTTTCGGTTTCCCCGTCGCCATTGGTAACGGTCTTTATGTTCTTCTTTTCTTCGTCGTTTATATCGAAGTCGGAAAGGTCTACTTTTACCTTCTTATCCCTACGCTTTACCGGGTCGTTTACGTCGTGGCCTTGGGGGTCAAGCTGGGCGATATATTCGGCCGCGTTCGGCTCGGTCGCATTACGTCCGTTCTTCAATTCGGCAATAGCGGTACTATGGTTCTCGCTCGCCAAAAGTTCGTTAATCTGCTTGCTGTTCATTTTATTGTCTATTGATAGTTAAACATTATGCGAAATATCCGGCCGCGCTTTTCTTACCTGTAATTGGCCGTTGCTCTACGGTTCCGGTCAATGCGTCCGGCGCGTCATCGTGGGCGTTCTTGCCAACCTTCATATAGTGCGTAAGGGCTTGGTAGAAATCGGGCCACATTTGCGCCCACCCGCGCGGGAAATAGGTAAGGTTTTGCACTTCCGCGCTATGCGTAAATATGCGTACGGCTTTGTTTTGGCTTTGGTGGAACCACTTAATACGGGTTTTGTTGTTACCCATTAACCGGGCTTGTTTCTCTACATTACGCGCGAAGCCCCGGCCGCCGTTGTTGCTCTCTACTACGGCCAATTCTACCGCGTGTTTGGTTAGCATTTCGGCCGTTTTGGGTTCGGTGTACTCCATAGGTTTAGCCGTATAAAGCACGTCCAAAATAAAGTTTCCTATCTCGGTTTCAAGGTAGGTTATCGAGCAAAGGAAATCCGCGCCTTCGTCCGCCGTATCGGTATAGTTCTTAACCTTCCGTAGCTTGGTGGCCGGCAGTATGTCGTATTCCTTAAAAGGATTTTCGTACATAAGGCCCTGCAAAGGTTTGGGGTCTTGCTGGTAAAGGCTTTCGAATACGTGCGGGTTTCGGGTGCGTATGGCTTCCAACTTTTCTAAGTTGTGGCGTTCGGGCCATAGTGCCGTACCTTCTTCGCGCGGGTCGTATTCGGTAGGTGCGCCCTTCTTAATCGCTTGGTAGGTTACTACTACCCACCCGTTCGGATTGTTTACCGGGTCGTATATTCCTTGCTGCTCCAATAGGCGGCCGGCTAAGTCCTTTTCGTGCCAGCGGGGAAATACTATAAGCTGCTGGCTATTGTTGTGTAATCGGGTTTCGGCAACCGTATCGTACCAATCTTCGATAGCTTCCCGAACAACTGCCGACCACGCCGTTTTAGCGTCCTTATAAATGTCGTCCATTATCAGGGCATCTACCGGTTCGCCCGTAAGCGGGCCACCTACGCCGACGGTCTTAAAACCGCCCCGGTGTCCTACTATTTCGCATTCGTCGGCATTGCGAAGCCATGCACCGGCAACGGTCGTAATGTTCGATGAATTAAGGCGCGTTTCCGGGAATATCTCAGCATATTCCGGCGTGTCTATAATGCGCTGTATTTCGCGGTTGAACTTACGGGCTTTCGGTGCCGAATAGCTTACGACGGCTATTTTATTGTCCGGGTTCCGGCCAAGCATATAAGCCGGAAGGCGGCGCGTAGAACCTTCGCTTTTGCCGTGCTGGGGCGGCATGAATACCATTAGCTTTTTAATCTTCCCTTCTGCGAATAAGGTTAGAACGTGGTAATATCGTATATGAAATTCGGCCGGGTCGAAAGTAGGCATAGTAGCGCGGGTAAACGGCAAAAGGTCGGTACGTGCTTCGCGTATCAACCTTTCCCGCAATGCGGCTATATACTCTATTTTCTCTTGGCGTGTCATTTTCCTAATTTCCTTTTATATTCGGCTATACGCGCGTCTAATTCTTCGTCGGTAAGCTGCCCGAATAAGTCCTTACCGTCCTTGCCTGTTACCTCGTTGTTCTGCCTGTTCTTCCAATTCTCCGGCTCTCCGTTGGTTAGTGTAAAGATTATCGCCGCCGTATCCGGCTGGTAGTGTTTATCGACTATCTTTTGTTCCTTTATTCGCGGTATCTCCTTGCCGTTTACGTCGTACTTGCCGGAACCTACCGTAGTGATGTGTTTTTCCTGCACCGTGTACCCTTGTATCTTTCGTAGAAGGCTTTTTTTCGCTTCGGCTACGAAGAAGGCCATACGTTCCGCTTCGGCCTTTTTTATATTCTCCGAAAACTCCGGAAACCGGGTAATCCAATCGTAATAAGTAGAATCGGAAATTTTAACCATACGGCATACTTCCGCCACCGTATAGGTGTCGGTAGCGATAAGCGAACATATCTTTTCGGCTATCTTCTTGTTGTATTTCGTCGGTCTTCCCATTACTTACTTATTGCGGTAAATCGTCCCCCGCGTGTAATTCTCCAAATTCTTCTTTAATCGCCTTCGGGTCGCCTTTGTAGAATACCAATACGTCGTCGTGAAGGCCGCTATTCGCGCGGGTCTTATTGAACTGTTCTACGGCCTTCGTTACCTGCACTTCTTCGAATTGGTCTACCGTTTCTTCTACGGAACCTTTGCAAAAGACTAATACGTTTTGGTGTAGCTTACCAATTTTGCGGCCCGTGTTCATCTGCTTGCGAACCCGGATAGCAAGGCTTGTTACCTGGTTTACTAAAATCAAATGGTTATAGTAGCTTAGGCCGCACTCCGTAAAGGCTTCGATAGTGTGGCCTATGAAATTGCGGTAAATGCCCTTTTTATCCCGAATATCTCCAACTACGAAGACGGCAAAGCGGTTGTTCTTCAATCGGGCGCAAGCCTGCTTTATCGCGGCTTTGTAGGCTTCCAAGAACTGCGGGTAATCCATATTGGAAATATCGCGGGGGTCATTGCTATATACTTCCAAATCTGCGTACGGCGGGCAAGAAAATACCATATCGAAATCGCCGGTAACGCCGTTCTTTTGTAACACATCTTCAAGCTGCGTACTATCGCCAACCGTCCAACGCGGCGCAATGTCGGCCGGCATGTTACCTAATACTTCCTTCGCATTCTCGATATTGGCTACTACTTGTTTTTCCCGAAGGTCGTTACCAACGTACGGCATATTCAATTTTGCCGCTACGATACCGCGAACACCTCCACCGGCAAAGGGGTCTAAAATGCGGCCGCCCTCGATATTGAACCAACGGTAGGAAAGTTCGGTTAGAACGGGGTCGAATATTGAAGTAGTCGCCATAGCCTGTATTCCCTGCTTCTCCATTTCCGCTAACACTTCATCGGCGGAAGGTTCACGGCCCAAGGTTTCCCGAAGTGCGTTTTTGGTGTCCCAATAAATAGGCGGTTGTGCGTCTTTGGCAAATGTCAAATCGTCGTCCCGGCCTTCCTCACTCTTTATGCCTATTTCCAGCCAAGCGCGGCGGCGTTCCTGCCATTCGGCCGTACGGGTATTAAGCACGGAAAAAGGCGGCATTACGAAGTCGTCTTTAAGTCTTCTAAGCTGTTCTTCGGTATCTTCTTCCCCTTGGCCGCCTTCTCCGCCGTAGCCTTCCAATTCTACGCCCCAATCGTCGGGGGCTATATCCCACTTATCCGACGCTTGGGTAAGTGCCGCTTCGTCCCAAGCCAAGTTAGCGGCCCCGGTCGCATTGTCGGCTAAGGCAAGTTCGCGCCCTTCCCGCGTGTCTAAATCTATGTCGGTACGCTTTACCGCTACTATTTCTTCGCCGGTGGTTTCGACTATCAAAACCTTTTCTAAGCCGATTTGCCCGGCGTTTTCTACGGTCTTGTTTCCGGCTATAATACGGTTGTTCTTATCCAAAAGAATAGAACGGCCCGCCCCGAATTGGCGCAGGCTCTTTTCTATCAAACTTTGGCCGAACTGCGTACCCTTGTTAAAATTCACGTCGTCCGGTACAAGTTGGGCTATATCCGCTTCTATAATCTTCTTCGGTGTCATAGGCTCTACACGATGAAGTGGAATACCAAGCGTGCCAATAGTACGTTAAGGACACCGGCAAGCACGCCGACTACCGAAAAAATGAAATCCCAAACTTCTGGGGTTCCTTTCTTGCTGAATTTGTCGTAAAACTCTTTCCCGGCGGCGGCCGCAATCCCGGCGCAAAGGCCATAGAATACACCGAAAAGCCCCACGAAGAAGGCGATAATAAAGCCCGCCGCTAAATGTAGCCATTTGTCCGAACTGAATAAGTAGCCCTTAAAGTTCGTAAGAGCCTGTAAAATCTTTTCTTTCATACCTGCGTACGTTTATTTGTGTGTAAATATTCGCGTTACGCAAAAATAAAGGAAGCGTATTATTATAATACGCTTCCTTATCCAAGAATAATTAAAAAGTTACCAACATAAACGGGGGATATATGACCGTATAACCTGCTGGAAATCTTCTAAGGAACGGCAAACGATGTATTTATTACCGTGCGCTTCGGCCAACGCTTGCCATTCCTTTTGCGTGGGTGTCTGCCGGCTACTTTTGCTGGGGGTCTTAAACTCGATACAAAGGGAATGAAACCCGCCGGAAGGGTAAAGTAGGATAAGGTCGGCAACCCCGGCCGTTACTCCGCCAAAGCATTCGCGCTATCTGCCGGGGTGGCTAAAATAGCCCCGTCCCAAATTAGCTACTCTGACCAAAATCCCTGGGACAAATACTTCTGATAGATTTTGTCTTTCTTGGCTATTGCGTAGTTTAAGAGATTCCATTCCAATAATTACAGCTTTTTGCTAAAGCGTTTTAGCAGTTTATACCGCTTTTGACCTGCGACTACGTTGTACTGGTATCTTCATAAGGTAACCACCTTTACCTACCGTTTACCGCCAGTTTTAGCACGTTTACCAAACCGCGCAGCCTCTGCTCAAGCCCGCCCAAAACCCCCCCCCCCCCCCCCCCCCCCCCCCCCCCCCCCCGCCGGGGGCCGCCTGCCC